AGTGGCGTTTTTACGTACTGGGACATCATAACGAGTGTTACTAAATGGATAGTTTACGCCACTGTCCTTAGCCCAGAGTTCCATTTCGTGGACAGTATTATCCTCGTTAACTCCCTGACAACGAAAAGACACAAAATATTGGCCGGTGTGGTCGAAAACGAGCTTAGAGGCCCGTGATCCGTTGACCGTGGTGCTTGCTGTAAGCTGCGACGTATCTACAACATAGAGCCCTACGCCACCTGTCGTGCCACTGGTTTGAGAGACTATGCGCGTACCTGCAGTTATGCCTGTGCCTGTTAAAGTCATGCCAGAAAGCAATGTGCCTGAGGCGACTGCGGTGACGTCCATTACGGTGCCCGCTGACCCTGCTCCATCGTCTATCTCAGCAGTGAACTCCGCCTCATGCGACTCAACTCGAATGCCCCGCTCAAAGATAGGCGTATCGTAGGTGATTATATTCTCTAGCGTTGTGCCTAAACTGATAAGGTCACTTTGGTTCATTATCATGGCATGAGGCAACTGCACCCCATAGTCTAGCTGAAATCCACGAACGCCCGGCGCGTTTCCCTTCATCCATAGCATCGAGGCCGCGACGTTTTGATCAGGTATAGCCGTGAAGCTCGAGTTTAGCTGAAAGACAATCTGCTCTAACGACCGGATGAGCTGATTAAACTGCTCTGGGCTGTACTGGCCCGCCGCGGTATCAGGGAGTCGGACGTTTTGTATCTTGCTCATCGCAGACCGTCCGGCTTGATGTCAACGCGCATCGTGCCGTAGCGCCAGTTGGTATTGACCTCGTTGCTTGTGATCTTCAGCGCTATCTGTCGCCCACGGGCCCTTGTATCCACTTTTTCTGTGGTAGGCGTAATAACGTAAGGGTCCAACGAGCTCGGGCTTGCCGTGGCTTGTGGATAAGGGCGCAAGAAAAGGTTAACGGTCAGGTTGCCTTGTTGGTCTTTAAAGTCAGGGATAAATCTACTCATCAGGAGCATGTTGTCCCCGTCTCCGATGTCAAAGTAGCCTGAGTCGATAAAGGCCGTGATGGCGCTGCCGTCTGCTTGATTGACCCCATCTTCATGGTTGTATACCAAAGTTCGTCCTGCGGTCAGTCCGTAAATAGTGCCTATAGTGTTTTGCGTGCTTTCAGGCAGGTATTGTGTGGCAACGGGGTTCTCGAAAGAACTTACGTCCTGCCAAGATGTGCGAGCTAACGAACCTTCTGACCAGACGTTTTCAACGTAGTTAAATGTCACGCAGCGGTCAATATAGTCAGAGGTATAGCTGCAGTAGAACCACGTCACCTCGTTGAAGTCGGAGTTAAGTGCAGCAAAGACCTTATCTTCCTGTACCAAATTAATGTCGTCAAAGACGTAATCCTGAAGAGTGCAGGGAAGTTTCTTCACAGTACCGTCAAAGACGTAGAATGCCTCGTGGCCCATCCAGAAGGCCAAGCCGTTTACCTCAATCGCAGAATGCGGTCCTAATGCCCCACAGTTAGTGCCAAGTTGCTGAAATCCGAAGGTATACGGAGGACCTATGTACTGCATACCATGCAAGGAAGTGTCCGTTAAAACCAGTATCTGGCCACGAGATCGAACCGCTGTCTGAATCCTGTTACCGTCAGAAAGGCGTTGCCCACCTGCGGTGTTAGTAGCTGACTCGACAAAGGTGTTGATGTCTTCTTGGTTGGAGAATCGAACAAATAAGGGGTCCTGAGTGTCAGGGTCCCCTATGGTAGTTTCGGTGCCAAAGCAGATAAGATGCCTGTCTGGGCTAGAAACAAGCATGTAGCTATTAGCTGTTGGAGCCCCTGAAACTAACGTAGCGCGTTGGTCTACTCCGCTATCTGGATTCCATTGATAAAGTCGTCCATCGACAAGCTGCATAAGCAAAACTTGGCCAAAGTTGTCAAATTTCCAAGATCGAGAGGTTAATGTCTCAACTTGGCTCTCTGTCCGTGCAGTGCCCCAAGTCCCTGCGCCCCAAGTACCTGTACCAAAACCAAAGTCAAAATAACTGACATCAGAACCGACATTGATTTGGTACGCGCCTATTACGGAAGCGCCACCATTACCCGTGTCTGACCCGTCTGCATTGACCGGTGCGGTGATGGTATAAGTGCTAGAGTTAACGACCTCAGTGATTTCCCACTCTGAATTGAGGATTTCAGCGGTGATTTGGCCACCAAGACTTACCGCGCCGCTAAAGGTAACAAAGTCGCCTTGGATAGCTTCGTGGGCTGTATCGGTGACAGTAATAATCGCGGAGCCTGAGGAGGCTGAAAAGGTGACATCGCCGGCAGAAGTGGTGTTACTCAGGGGGGTAATGTCGTGCCAAGCACCCCCTAAGCTAACGTAGACCTTGCGGTCAGTGCCTGTGGCAAGATAAGGAGTGCCGGCAAGGTTGTTCCAAGAAAAGATGTCGCTTGCAAACCCGACTAAGTAATTAGCGCTGCCGTTAAAATAGGTCCAACCACCTATTTTTTCAGGTAGCCCATAACGAAAACGGATGTTATCCCCATCCGTCCAACCGCCTTCAGCGCCGTATTCGGTGTTCTGCTTGTCAATACCGGGCTTTAGCGCCAGTCTTAGATATGCCATACGCGGTTACCAATCCCATCACAGGTATTCGCCAGTCTCAATCATAGATGCGAGCTCGTGGCTACGGCCCTTTACGTCCCGACTCCATTTTGAGTCGAGAAACTCTTTTGCTGCAGTGGTATAGTCGGCTGCTTCCATAGCCGCTAGCGCGTTTTTAAAGCCGCGAAGGCGCGTGGCCCCAAGATTAAAGCTAATGTCTATCATAGCATCTTTTCTAACGTCATCAAGTGAGTTAAACCACGGATATTCCGAGGAAAGTTCTTTCATAACACGTAAGATGTCGTTTTCTAACAAGTAATCTACTTCATCGTCGGAAAGGCCAATTCCCCCGTTAGGGTCAACATTTCTGCCAATCCCTAAGGTCCAATAGCCCGCGCTACACTTGTAGGCCACGTGGCGTCCGTTGGTCTTCACCTCGCCTTCATGGCGCTTAAGCATTTCAAGCAGTTTTTCCATCTTACTTCTTTCCATTACTGCCACCGAAGAAGAAAGCGGATATGCCGGAAACAAGACCACCTAAGTAGCCAAGAATCAAGTTAACTACGCCGTCGTCATTGGCATCGGGGGGCTGTATGGTAACCATAAACACATAGCCTAAAAACCCAATTAACGCCAACATGGCAAATATTTTAGGGGTAGGATCGTCAGCAAACTTACTTCTGGCGTCCTTACGGTCATCAACCTCTGCCTTAAACGACTCAAGGTCAATCTCCATTTCCCGAATACGGTCCTGAAACTCACGATCTGCCTGCTTTACTAGCATGGCTTTTTCAGGCTGAGTTTCTAGGATTTCTTCGATTTTATCTGCGCTAGCTTCTGGCACGCCTAATTTAGCAGCCACCATTTTGACGGCCATACCCGCCATAGGACCGCCCGCTGCACTAGCGACCGTAGGAGCCAGTGTCTTAAGTAAGCCACCGATTTTAATCATACTTCAGCGTTTTCTTCTGCAACGATTTCGTCGATTGTGTCGCACACATCAGGCACAACTACACCCGTAGTGGCGGACAACGCAGACCTACCTACTGCACGCATGCCTTTGTATACGCCTGAGCAGTAAAGTTCTTTGTTTTCACGGACTTGCTCAACGGTGGTGCAAGAAGCCATGAGCAGTGCAATACTAAATATCAACGCCAGTTTTGCCATTTTTCTGGTCCTCTAAAAATTTAGTCAATCGTTCTTTGTATCCGTCCATAAAGTGGTCTGAAACGCGATCTTTGTAGCCCCTATCCTTTTTGCGTAGGTACTTACTGGGGTTTATGTAGTCTACTCCGCCATTTGAGAAGTACAGCATATCTTGTGACTTACTAGGCCCGTAACACAAGCGGGGTACTCTAGCTACGGAATCGCTACCGTTAACGACAGAAATCTGATTATCAAGCGTGAACGGCTTCTTAAAGCCCTTGAAGAACGTATTGGGCTTGCCAAAAGTAATCAGGCTCAGATTGTCGTGTTTGCCGTTTAACTTGGCAGCAGATAGCTCTGCTAGCGCTCCACCCAGACTATGCCCGCAAATTAAAGTGCGCTTATTGTAGTCTATATGCCCTTCAATTTCGTCCCACACCGACGCGTGAGCAGCCACAAACCCGCCATGACAAAGCCGACCGGCATACGGTACAGGCACAGGGAATAAGTTAAACGCCCAATCGCCTGCCTGCTGCGTACCACGGAATACTATGATGTCTATGGTCTTGCGCTTAACTACGTAGGCTGTAGTAGAAGTCAAAGCAGACTCTATCTTAATGGCGTCCTTGTTCTTTTCGTTATATGCCTTCATTGACCAAGAGCAGGCCATGTTAAGCAGTACGGGGTCGAGTTTCATACACCACCTGCGTGAGCAGCAAGAAAGCCTACAGCCGAAGCAAGCACAACCCAGAAAATCTTTTCTACAAAACCGTTACCTATCTTCTCAGTAAGCGATTTAACATCAGTCTCGATGCTGCCTTGGCGGTTGAATATCGTAGTAATTTTCTCATCCACACGCGCTAGATTAAGTCTGGATTCCTCTAGCTTTTCTTCAATACGGTCTAACCGCTTAGGAGTAGTATCGGACACTGCGGCTTTCCTCTTTGCTGCTACAGGTTTCTTAGCTATTGCGCGTGGCATATCTTCACCTATCTAATTGGTCACCAGACTTACCATCCAGAATATTATACCCATAGTCGCCCCAGTCATTAGGAGGATCAGAGTACCGTCGATAATTAACCGTTTTTGCTTAGCCCGTGCTTCAGCAGCAGCGAGGCGTTGTGCGCGTATGGTGCGCCGTGTCTTCATCATCTCGTTATAGAAGGCTTCGCCCGGCCCGTACAGCACGATGATCTCCCTAAGTTGAGTTTCCATCTGCTGCGTCTTGTGCTTCGCCATCTGTATTTCTAAGGCTTGAGCCTCTACCGACGAGCCTCGCAGAAACTTAGGGCCGTACTGGTTTTCTTTTTCTATCTCTAAGATTTTCTCTTTAGAATCAAAGAACTTACCTATGTACTGGGCTGTATCCTCTATCTCACGTCCGGCATTTACTGCCTTGGCAACGAGGTTGTACGCTCTTGTCGCTCCGGCTATACAGGCACTTATCGTTACGGGGTCCATCAGTATGCCCTCACTGCTTCGGGGTCTGCTCTTCGTGGTAAACAATATGCAGCGAGGGCCACGCCTCGAGGTTCGTACCTAAGTGTCCGCTCTACCTTCCCCCTGACAATAGCTGTAGCAAAGTAATTGCATCTATTGATGTCATAGAAGTACATGTCCGAAGACTGTATCTGGCCGTTGACCAGAACATATAACAAAAACAGGTGTGTCATAATACTTCATACTTAATTGTATACCGCGTAGGCTTTTTCCCAA